TCTTTCTTCTTTTCCTGGTGGCGGTGATTCTCGCTTCCCTGTTCCCTTTTAATGTCTGGGGGGCGGACACCAACACCGTTAGCTCGACGGTGGTAACGGACAAATCGGTTCCCACGGCCAATGCACCGTCTGTAGTGGTCAATAACAGTGATGTATGCCGTACCGGCATGAGCGTCGGCGCTCAAACGGGGATTTTTGGTTTCTCAACGGGCCATACCATCATCGATGATAATTGCGAACGGATAAAGCTCGCCCGGAGCCTCTATTTCATGGGCATGAAGGTCGCGGCGGTCAGTTTGCTATGCCAGGATGCGAGGGTATTCGACGCGATGACCATGGCCGGGACGCCCTGTCCGTACAAGGGGAAGATTGGCAAGGAAGCCAAGCTGGCGTGGGAAGCGAATCAGGACGATGTGCCCGAGGACAGCAGGACGTTTGAGGAGGAGGAGGAGAAGAAAGATGATGTATATGATCCAACGTGGGGTGACTAGTGCCTTGCGTAATAGGCAAAGAATGATTTAGGGTAACGACATGGTAGGTTACGGCGGCATAGGCGGTTTGCCCCAGACGAGGGACCTTTTCACGGCCCCCGGCAGTTTGCTGGGAGCCGACCCCTATTTTCAGGATATCCAGCGGTTTCAGGATGGGGGGTTCAACGACGCTAATCCGGGAGGGATCCCGGATTATGCATCTCTCCAGGCTACTCCTGATCCTGATCCTGATCCCTACGGCGCCCAGAAAACCGCTGATGAAAGAGCAGCGGCCATTAATGTTAACGTACCGGGAGTGGGAAAGGTAGACCTCACAGGACTTGCCCGTTTCGGTCTTACGAGCCTGCTTCCCTCCCCAATCGGTCTCGCTATTGGGGCAGTCGGTGCCTATCAAGATATAACCGACGCCAATAAAATGCGGGCTGGGATTATGCCGCCCGAGGTGTACGCGCCCCTGGGTTTCTGGGATTCCGTCAGGGCGGCGTGGCCGGGATGGCTTGGCGGCAGCGGTTACGAAGGAAACTTGACCGATGAGGATGTTGCCGCAATGGGTGCTTATGGCATGGGCGCCGGCACCGGGGGCGATGTTGGCGCGACGTTGGGTTCTTACAATGTAACGGATCCTGCGGGCACCAACTTTGGGTATGGCAACGTCACGACGATAGGGCCGGTTGATACCGGCACTGGGATGCTGGCCCGCGGGCGGTTATACTCGTATAAGGACTGGGATTACATGACGACCGAGGAATCGAGGCACAGAAACATGCCAGTCGCGTCCCGTCATCGCAAGCCATGGACCACGCCTGTTCGCACTGAGATACTTCCGCCGACATGGACCACGCCTGTTCGCACTGAGAGACTTCCGCCGCTATGGACCCCGCCTGTCCGCACTGAGAACCTTCCGCCGCTGGACAGATGGGCTGATTACCAAGCAGCCCGTCATGGGATCGCGGAAGCTGTGGACCGGGCAGAGGCTCAGAAAGCTGCCGAAGAATTTGCTGCTTGGGACCCAGCCGCACCTGACTATGGCGGCTATGGTGGCCCTGGAGTAGGCGGCGATCCGAGTGGTGGTGATTTCGGATTTGGAGGCGAGGATTCCCCATGGTAAGTAATACTTATCCCTGGTTCTATTAGACCTTTTGCTGGATTGATATTGGCCTGTCTGTTGACGGGCCAATCTTTTGCGGACGAGGTCGTAACCGGCCAGGAAACCTCCACGAACCGGTTGCCCGGGATGAGCGAGTTCACTCGTTCCGGCGGCACCAGCATTGGCACGGGAGCCGGTTGCGCTGTGGGGGAGTACTGCACGGCGGGGAAGCACGGTCCCGGAGGGACGTACTCCACGACATTCGATCTCGAGGACGCCTTGACTGTCGATCAGATCAACCGGGGGTTTGATCTGGATTACGGCATGGGCGTGGATTCGCATCCTTCCAACACGACGGTGCCAACTTGTGCCGGCAACACGATGGCTGCGTTTGACTGTAAAGATATCTTCCGGTTGACGGTTTCCTTGTTTGACGAGAACTCGGCGCTTCAGCACAAGTTCGAGCATGAGGTGGAACTGACCTTCTCCGGTCTCCAGACCTACAGCTATTCGCAGACCATTTCCGAAAACACTTATGCCGGCCTGACGGGGGAGTTCGAGATGTTCGGCATAGACGCCGGATTTCAGACTGGTTATTACGGCCCACAGTTTTCTGATCCAACTTTTACTGCCACTTACGATCTGGTGGCATTCATCGAGACGGAAGTGCTGAATGTTTTGCAACAGACCGACATCCTGACCGACACTCCGTTCCAGACAGCGGAGGTTGACATGGCACCTCCGCCGCTCGATCCCGAGATGGAGGAAATGGAGACGCAGGTCGAGCAGGAAATGGCGCCCCCATCGACGGAAACAATGGGCGGTAGTACAACAGGTCCGCCCCCGCCACCGGAAGCGGCTGAATTTCAGCCCCCTGCACAGGAACAGCAGCAACAGCAGGAAGTCCAGACCGAGGTGGAGCAGGAGATCGAGGCCGAAGTAGAAGTTGAAGCGGAGCCAGAAGTTGAGTCAGACACTGAGGCAGCGCCAGAATCTGAGTCGTCTTCTCCAAGTGAGGAGACGGAGCCAGAACCCGAGCCCGAGCCCGAAGCAGAATCTGAATCCCCCAAAGTTCTTGTTAAGAAGGCCGTTAAGGAAAAAATCGCCAAAAGAATCATGAAGCGTATGGGGGACAAGGGACGCTATGATGCGAGCAACCAGCTAAAGACCCTGGTGGTGATGCAGGTGCTGGGAAACAGCAAGTCCTTCTTCAAGGTGAGAACCCGGCTGGAGGATACTCCGGGGTTCTTCAGCACGGCCAAGATTCCGGACGCCGTGATTGACGGCAACAACTTCGCGCAATATATCCTGTTTGGCGGTTCCAGTGCGAAGCATGATGCCATGGTCAATTCTCAATACAGGTAATTATGGCAGAGGTCGAGTATCAGGGAATACGTCTATCAGGGGGGAAACTCCTGATTATCCTGCCGTTGCTGGGGACGGTTGGCGGTGGGCTTTGGGCTGGTTTCGAGTTCTACAAGGACTACATGGACATGAAGGAGCAGATTCAGGAGTACGTGGCTCCGGATCTCAGTGGTTTTGACAAGCGCCTTGATGTTTTCAAACAGAAGATGGTATCAGTTGAGGACTCGGTCACGAAGTCGACCGACTATACGCGTGACATAAAGAACGATCTCAAGAAGGATGTTGCTCGTCTGGAGAAGAGCGTCGATGCAGCGGAACGACGCACGAAGGAAACAGCGGATGGCGTCAGGACCACCCTTGATCAGAACGAGAACAAGGTCCGGGGCATGGTGACCAAGGCAGAGGACCGGTTCGATACGAGACGGGAACAGATTCGAAACGACATGACTTCTCTCGAAGGACGCGTGAAGAAGCAGATGGGCGATCTGGAAAAGGCAACCAGCGACAAGATCCGCAAGGCTCTCGAGAACCCGTTAGCAAATATGAAGTAGTGATGTTTCATTCCTCCCCCTGGATCCTCCTGATGGCAATTCTGGTCACATGGCCGTTGACCGTGAAGGGGCAGGCGTTTTGCATGAAGCACTCTGATTTTGTCGCGGAGGTCGCCAGAGAGTTTCAGGAGAGGTTAGTCGGTTTTGGCATCTTGAGTGACAAGCAAGTTATAGGGTTATTTGCCTCTTCACGGGGGGCAACTTTTACACTTGTCTTTACAACGCCTGAAGGTCTTACATGTCCGATTGGGTCAGGAAATAACTGGCAACATGTTTCGCCACCTCTTCCCGACATGAAAATCTTCTATCCAGGATGAAGCGATGGTCCAGAAGAAGTTACAGAAGGACAGCAAGCATAACAAGTTGGACATCGATAACGATGGCGTTGTCTCGGATGCAGAGCTCGCCTTGGCAGAAGTTATGGATCGGCATGAGAAGTCGGATGCCCAGCGACGGATGGCGTGGATGTCCATGATCTCCATGATCGTATTTACGGCTGCGGTATTCTTGCCCATCTTCCCGGATGGCCGCATAAAGGCTCTTTCGGATCTATTCGGTCTATTTTACATTGGCCAAGCTGGTGTGGTTGGCGCATATATGGGAATGACCGCCTACATGGCGAAGGGGAAATGAGGTGCAGCAGATACCGGAATTTCCGGTACATTGGTTATTGATTCTTGAAGGTAAGGAAACAGAAGATGGCCAATGAACCCGTCTCCTTGATCGATAATGTGATGCCCGCGCAGGGGATGCCTCTTGGCGGCTCGGGAGACGAGGAAATCGAGATTGAGGAGATTGGGGAACCGACCGATATTATAGAGGAAGAGGACGGTTCCGTTGTTCTGAATTTCGAGGAAGCGATCAAGACCGAACTTATGTCCGAGCCGGATGCAAATCTGGCCGAACTTCTGGAAGAACGGGATCTGGCCGATATTGCTTCTGAACTTCTAGGGTATTACGAAGACGACAAGAGCGGACGCCAGGATTGGGAGGATGCATATACCGACGGACTCGGACTTCTCGGTATCAAGTATGAAAGTCGCGAGGAGCCTTTTCGAGGCGCCAGTGGAGTTACTCATCCGCTAATCGCAGAGGCTATTACCCAGTTTCAGGCGCAAGCCTACAAGGAGCTTTTACCGAGTTCCGGTCCTGTGAGAACGCAGGTCGTTGGTGCGGCAACCCCTGAGGTCGAGTCGCAGTCAAAGCGTGTTCAGGAGTTCATGAACTTTCAGATCATGCATGTGATGGACGAATACGATCCCGAGATGGATCGGCTTCTGTTCTATCTCCCGCTGGCCGGAAGCGCATTCAAGAAAGTCTACTTCGATGACATGCTGGACAGGGCGGTATCCCGCTTTGTTCCAGCCGATGATCTTCTGGTTCCATACAATGCGACCGATCTTGCGTCGGCTTCCCGCGTTACTCACGTCATTCGCATGAACACGAACGATGTCAGGAAATTCCAAGCTGCCGGCTTCTATCAGGATGTGGAGCTTCTTCCTTACGACGACGCCGACGAGCTTCGCGAGAAGGAGCGGAATCTCGTTGGTATTGAGAAGACAGGGGGTGACGAACAGGATTGCACCCTTCTCGAGGTGCATACCGACCTTGATTTACCCGGTTTTGAGCATGAAAGTCCCTTCGATGGGGAAAAGACGGGAATCAAGCTTCCTTACATCGTTACCATAGACGAGGGCAGTTCAAAGATTTTGGCGCTTCGCCGCAACTGGCGTGAGGGCGACGAGTTTTATCGCAAGATTCAGTACTTCTCCCATTACAAGTTCCTTCCGGGGCTTGGCTTCTACGGCTTTGGCTTGTTGCACATGATTGGCGGTCTTGGCCGTTCCGCGACTTCCATTCTGCGACAGTTGATTGATGCAGGTACTCTGGCGAATCTTCCAGCTGGGTTTAAAGCCCGCGGCATTCGTATCCGCGATCCTGATGAGCCTTTGTCTCCTGGGGAGTTCCGCGACATTGATGTTCCTGGAGGAGCCTTGAAGGATAGTATTCTTCCGCTTCCGTACAAGGAGCCTAGCCAGACGCTGATGGCGCTTCTCGGTTTCGTTGTTGATGCCGGTCGCCGTTTTGCGGCGATTGCGGATCTACAGGTTGGGGACGGAAACCAGCAGGCGGCAGTAGGGACAACCGTTGCGCTTCTCGAGCGCGGCTCGAAGGTGATGTCCGCGATTCACAAGCGGCTTCACTATGCACAGAAGCAAGAATTCCGGATGCTCGCGCGGGTGTTCTCGGAATCGCTTCCCCCGATGTACCCCTACAATGTATATGGCGCGGAAACGTCCATAAAACAGGCTGATTTCGATGACCGCATCGATATCGTACCGGTATCCGACCCAAATATTTACTCCATGTCACAGCGGCTTGCCCTGGCGCAGACCCAGTTGCAGTTGGCACAGACGAATCCCCAGATGCATAACCTCTATGAGGCGTATCGCAGGATTTATGAGGCCATAGGGGTCCATAATATTGAGGCCATCTTGCCGGCGCCGAAGCCGCCGCAACCGACCGATCCCGCCATCGAAAACGCCAAATCCATCATTCAGGAGACCTTGCAGGCGTTTCCGACACAGGATCATGACGCCCATATGACGGCGCACATTATCTTCATGAAAACGCCAACCCCGGCTTCGACACCGCCTATTTTTGCGCTTTTGCAAGCGCATCTTTGTGAACATGTGGCCTACAAGGCCCGCGGCGTTGCCGATGCAGAAATGCGAATGGCGATGCAGCAAGCCATGAGCACGGGGCAACAACCACCTCAAGTGGATATGGAAGCCCGCGTGGCCGAATTGATCGCCCAGTACATGGAAGAAGTCATGGCCACCTTGATGCCGCCACCGGAAGGTGAGGTTGATCCGCTGGTCGAACTTCGCTCCAAGGAACTCGACATCAAGGCCATGGATATGATGCGTAAGGCCGAGGAGTTCACCGAACGTCTGTCTTTTGAGGAGAATCGGGAAGACGAGCGTCAGGACATCACCCGGGAGAAGATCGATTCCCAGGAAGACATTGCGTTGCTACGCGCCGAGGTCAATCGCGAGCGCATTAATAAGGGCACTGCTGGAAGAGGGAATTAATTATGGCGGCAACTCGAATTCCCGGTCGGATTGGACTCGCCCGCGGTATCGCAGAGCAGGGTCATGTTCCTAGAGGTGGCGGTTATTCTAGGAAGACAAAGGACGTACCTGTGGGGGATTCAGGAAAATTTGAGTCCGGCAAGAGAGCACCCAGTGAGCCGGGGAGGGGCCGTCGTACCGCACAAGAACGAAAAGCGTTCAAGGAAAGAACTAAGGAGACCAGAAGGAAAATAAAAGAGGCTGACGCGGCCTTTAAAGCCGCCAAACGCTCTTCTACATCAGCCCCCAAGAAGAAGACGGCTCCCAAAACTCCAGAAGAAATTAGCGCGATTATAAAAGGCCATCAGGAAATGGGACAAAGAACAAGAGGCGCTGAACAAATACGAGGTTCGGACAGAAAAACACCTAGGGGTCAGAAAGGTATGTTGCTGCCAGGAAAAGGGAAAACCGTATTAAGAAGTAGAGGTGGATACGCCCAGACCAATCAACCAGTGCCCAACGATCTGAAACGTAATGATGGCGGAAAAGGCCGGAAGATAAGGGTGTTTTAGGTTGATTCAGCAACGCACTGCTGGAAGAGGGAATTAGGTATGAGGGGTAAGACCGCGACCACTCAAGTGGCGACCTTAAGAGGAGTCAAGGGGCTTCGGACCCCACCAGTACACATGGGGCAGCTTCCGGGTACGACTGCGACGGGCAGCTTGCCGAGACTCAAGGCGAAGGTTAAATTTACGAAGCCAAAGAAGACTAGGATCTTCTGATGCCGATTCGTAAGGTCAAAGATGGCTGGACTTTTGGTGGGCATGTGTTTAAGAGCCTTGATAAGGCTAAGAAGTCATACAAGGCGTATCTTGCCAAGAAGCACAGTATGAAGAAGAGGGCGTGATGTTTCACGTGAAACAGTATGGCTAGAAAAAGCATGATCGGCCAGATGTCCAAGCAGATGAACATCCCCAGGAAGGAAGCAGGTGGTCTCATGGCCAAGGCGAAGAAGATGAACAATGTGAGTGGCTACGAGAAGGGTGGCCATGTGATTGCCATCAGCGTGTACAACGTGACCAAGGGCTCCGAGGATGTTCCCGTGGAGGGGGGGCGCAAGAAGCTTGATCATGGAACCGAGAAGTTGATTCAGGGCACCGAGTCACAGGTCCGCGGTCGTTACTTCAACAACAACGATGGGGAGGGGACTTTCTAATGGGGAGTACTTTGGAAGAACAGAAGAAGAAAGCACCGAAGCCTAAGCCTAGGCAAGAGAAGGTGGTGGTTACTCCCGATAAGCCCTTTCACTCCAGTGAATCTTTGCGTAACGCATTTGTGCAAAGGTTACCTACGGCGGTCTATTCCGCCCAGCTGAGGAAGTCAATCATGCCTCCCCGCGGTAGATCTCCGAAAGCATCCGCATGGGACGTTGTAGGTGGGGCTATGGATTTATTTAGAGACGAAGAAGGGAAACGAGGCTCCAGATATGCTAAAATGGTGGCCCCCAAGCTCGTTGAGAGAGAGCTAAAACGCAACGATGGCGGTATCGCCAGAAAGACGAGGATGTTCTGATGCCTATCGTGAATGGAGAGAGATACCCGTACACTGAAGAGGGTATTGAGGAAGCGGCTACTGATGCGCGTTTCGCGGATGGAGGGACCACTCAAAAGGACCCTGTGTCTCAGGCCGATGTAAATGAAGCTCTGGGAATTATATATGGCGATCCTACCGGATCGCCGACCGATATGGATGATAGAGCCAGATCTAAGAAAGCTTTGGCTCGAGCAACGCCCGAACAAAAGGCGAGGGCACGTGAGACGCTTAATATTCCTGATGGAATGAATATGGGTGGCGTAGCGCGTGATGAACTTGGGTACATGCAGGGCGGCATGAAGTTCAAGGAACGTGGGGCCGTCAAATACTCCAAAGGCGGCGCCGTCAAAGGCAAAGGATTTGCGGGCTCTTTCTAGGAATGTCCGATCCGACCACCTTTGCTTACTCTATTCTGAAAGCCATACAGTCCCGTATCGAGCTCACACAGACTGCGATCCTTCAAGGGGGGCCAAGGAATTTAGAGGAGTACAAGCAACTCGTTGGTGAGCTCAAGGGACTTGAATTTTGTGAACAGGAAATCAAGGATATCCTGCAATCTTCGGAGGAAGAATGACCAAGACTCTTTTTGTACCCGATCATGTAGCAGAGGCCCGTAAGAACGCCGTTGCCTCTGAGGCTTATGTAAACAAGGAAGATAAGGTTCTGGACCCTTCTCTCCTTGAGAAGAAACTTAGCGAGAGACTTCCGCAGCCCACCGGCTGGCGCATTCTTGTGATGCCCTACATGGGCAAAGGCGTCACGGGGGGCGGCGTTCATATCCCCGATGCCGTTGTGGACCGCGAAGCCCTTGCTACGGTAGTGGCTTATGTTTTAAAGGTAGGTCCCTTGGCCTACCAAGATCCCGCAAAATTCGGCGACGACGACTTATATGCTGACCTTCCGGCGCCGGGGCATCAACGAAGCTGGTGCAAAGAAGGCGACTGGGTGTGTATTGGCCGTTATGCCGGCGCCCGCTTCAAAATTGATGGCGGCGAAGTCCGTATCATCAATGACGATGAGGTCATCGCAACCATTCTGGACCCGGATGACATAAAGCACGTCTAGAAATAACCCATGGAGATAGACCATGCCCGAAGAGACCCCGATTGACGTTGGAGATCTGGAAGAAAGCGCCGTTAATGTAAAACTTCCTCCTGAACCACAGGGAGAAGATAGTCTTACATCTGCGTCCGGACCCGAGATTGAAGTGTCTTCAGAATCTGAAGATGAGCTCGAGGACTACAGTACAAGCGTTCAGAATCGTATTAGCAATCTGACGAAACGATTTCGTGAGGAAGAGCGCCAGAAACAGAGCGCCATTCAATATGCGGAGAGCGTCAATAAGGAAAACGAGACGCTGAAGAGCCGTATCGGCGTCTTAGGCCAGGGCTTTCAGGAACAGTTTGATGGACGGCTTTCCAGCGAACTTGAGACAGCAAAGAGAATTCTTAAAGAAGCCCATGAAACGGGTGATATAGACAGATTGGTGGACGCACAGGAAGCGTTGGCAAAACTCAGTGTGCAGAGAACCAATCTCGATGCCGCAAGAGCGGCCCCGCCACAGCCGCCCGCCCCGCCACAGCCGCCCGCCGCTCCACAGCAGCGGGTCACCCCTGATCCCAGGGCGGAAGCATGGGCCTCTCGAAATGATTGGTTCGGTCAGGACGAGGTGATGACATACGGGGCCTTTGGCATTCATCGCAGTCTTATCGAGGATGAGGGGCTTGACCCTGCATCGGAGGAATACTATTCTGAGCTTGATAAGAGACTTAGGACCGAATTTCCGAATAAATTCGACTCCAAAGCTAGGTCAAACGGGGGAAGAAAGGTTGCGTCAGCCGAATCTTCCGCATCCCGCAACAGAAGTGGACGGAAAACTGTGCGGTTAACGCCTTCACAGGTTGCAATTGCGAAGAGGCTCAACGTACCTCTTGAAGAATATGCAAAATATGTGAGGGATTAGCCATGACTATTGAGACCACAACTCACCAGAAGTCTACGAGAGCGCCGAGAGATGCCGAAACCCGCGCAAATCAAGCGCGCCGAGAACCTTGGAAGCCCCCGTCCGTATTGGACGCACCACCTGCCCCCGAAGGGTACAGACATCGATGGATCCGGGCCGAATACATAGGCGTTGATGACCGCAAGAACATATCAGCTCGCTCCCGAGAGGGATGGGAACTGGTACGCGGTGATGAATACCCTGATTTCGATATTCCGACCATCGATGACGGCAAACATGCCGGTGTCATAGGTGTAGGTGGCCTTCTGCTTGCAAGGGTTCCCATTGAGATTGTTGAGGAACGCAACGAGTACTATCGGGGCATGACTCAAAATCAAATGGCGGCTGTTGATAACGACCTTGCGCGTGAACAACATCCGGCAATGCCGATCAGTAAACCTGACCGGCAATCCCGTGTAACTTTTGGAGGTCCCCAGAAAGAAGGGGACTAGGAGATGTAGATGGCTAACTCAAATGGAAGTTTCGGCCTTCGCCCCCTAAGTAAGTTGGGGTCAGGGTCTAATTCCACGGGGGTGTCTGCCTACTCGATGTATGAGATTGCAAACGGCAATACCAACAAGATCTATCACGGTTCTCCTATTATACCCCTTGCCACGGGGTATATTGATATTGTAGGAGCGGCTGATGGTGGTACTGTTGCGATGTTGGGTGCTTTCCAAGGTTGCGAGTATGTAGATTCCACCACAGGCAAGACTGTCTGGAAAAACTACTGGCCTGGTTCTGGGGCCGACAGTAACCATCCCGTTAAGGCGTTTGTTGTTGACGATCCCTGTCAATTGTTTGTAATTGCGACGGATGCCACTTGGACCAGTAAAGCTACTGCCCGAGCGGGTGTTTTCGCAAATGCAGACTTTTCCACGGCCACAACGGGTACTGATGCCACGGGTATTTCCCTGGGTCGTTTGGCAATCAGCACGATTGCCGCAACCGCTGGTCTCTCGGTGAGGATCATGGGTTGGGTTGACGATCCGGAGAATGCTGATTTCACGGCAGCGGGTATCGGTGCCATTGTCAGGTTTACCACTAACTTCAATTCCCCAGAAGGTGGCATTGTGGTCGGTACTCCTGCAATGACCGGCGTATAGGAGGCTTGAGATATGGCTATCAGCAGAGCTCAATTAGCGAAAGAGCTAGAGCCTGGCCTCAATGCCCTTTTCGGTCTTGAATACGCCAGGTACGAGGACGAAGCAGCCCAAATCTATGATACTGAATCCTCAGATCGTGCGTTTGAGGAGGAGGTGATGCTGTCAGGGTTCGGAAGCGCGCCCGTGAAAGCTGAAGGAACGGCTATTTCGTTTGATGATGCACAGGAAGCGTATACCGCTCGATATACGCATGAGACTATCGCGCTTGCCTTTTCCATCACGGAAGAAGCAATCGAGGATAATCTCTACGACCGTTTAGCTTCCCGCTATACGAAAGCTTTGGCACGTAGCATGGCCAACACCAAACAGGTGAAGGGTGCTGCTACGTTGAACAACGCTTTCGATAGTTCCTTTACGGGCGGCGATGGCAAGGAACTCTGTGCTACGGACCATCCTCTTGTGAACAACAACGATCTTCGCAACGAGCCGAGCACAGCGGCAGACCTTAACGAGACGAGCCTTGAGAATTCGCTCATCGACATCGCGGCTTTTGTCGATGAGCGCGGCCTGAAGGTTTCGGTTCGTGGCCTGAAGATGATTATTCCGCCGGCGTTGCAGTTCGTGGCGGATCGTCTTCTGGAATCCACTCTTCGTCCAGGGACTGCGGACAACGACATTAACGCTACGCGGAACATGGGAATGCTCCCGCAAGGCTATGTCGTTAATCACTATCTGACGGACACGGATGCTTGGTTCATCAGGACCGATGCTCCCCGCGGCTTTATCCACTTTGAACGGACGCCAATGTCCACGAAGATGGAAGGCGATTTCGACACCGGAAATGTGAGGTTTAAGGCCCGTGAGCGCTATAGTTACGGGTATTCGGACCCACGTTGCGTGTTCGGTTCGCCTGGAGCGTAACCCCTATCAGAGCTACCGGGAGGAAGGAAACTTCCTCCCGCTCTTCCCTGGGACTACATAGCCCTAGCGACTGGCCCAGCAGACGCTTACAAGACTCTAGGGCAAACCCTTTGTAAGGAGGTGTACCATGGGTACAACCCGTTTCTCCGGTCCTGTCATGTATAGTGGCAGCGGCAGTGACTCTAATCGACTTGGTAAGTGGTTTACCAATCTTCCCATCCAACTCAATCCTGATTATATCTTCAAAAACGACGATTTTACCGGTGTTGACATCGATGATACCGATGACTGGACAAAGGCTGTCCTCAACAGCGGAACTTTGACGCTTCTTGCGGATCACGTCGGCGGGTGGGCCAAATCCACAGGAGATGGCTCGACGGACAACTCCGGGGGCTCACTTCAGGGCAACGAGATCTTCCTGGCTGAAGCCAGTAAGAACATCTATTTTGAAACCCGAGTAGCCGTGGCCGATGCCGATGACATGGATATGTTTGTCGGGCTTGCCGAAAACGGTACTTTCGCTACGGGCGTTCCTTTCACCGCGAACAATCAGATTGGCTTCCTTCTGGTGGAAGGCGCCGCCGATATCTACGCCAACTGCGATAGCGGTGGAACCGAAACCAAGACGGACACCGGGATTGATTTTGCGGATGGCGCCGAATCAGGTTCCAACATCACTAACGTCCGCACACTTGGCTTCATCGTCAAGGGAACGGGACAGGTTGAGTTCTATGTGGACCGGGTTTTGAAGACGACGACCACGGCGAACATTCCCACTTCGGCTCTTACCCCGTGGTTCTGTGCCATGTCTGGAACGACGACCGCAGATGCAGCTTGGTGCGATTACATTAATATCGCTGCCCAACGTGTCACTAACGGCATGACTCAGTACAACAACCAACCGTAAGGGGTAGGGCGTCATGGTTAATACAAGAGCGCGTACTAAAATAGGTGCGTTTGTTGCCGATGACCCTAACACTCCAGAGAACGAGGCGTGGGTTGATTCGAGTCCTAAGAAGCCTTCCAAGTACTCTTATGGGATCAACTCCAAGAAGGATTTTCCTCCTCCCGGAACCACTAAGCACAAGATGATGGTGCTATCGGGAGAGATCAAGGAGTAGGTCATGGCCGATACTTTTACAGAGAAGGTCATCGAAGACGGCCCTCGAAAGCTTGTTAAATCCTTTGCCTACACGTATGTGGACACTGGACAAAGTGCTGTTATGGCAGTGGATGTTTCAGGCTTATCCTCCCATCAAGATGGCACCGCTTGCAGTAATCTTCGTATCACCAAAATATGGTTTAGCACGATTGGCCTCTCTGTAAAGATTTTGTGGGATGCCAGTACGGATACGTTGGTGACTGAACTTCCTTCAGGTTATCAGGGAGATTTCGATTTCTCCTCTTTTGGAGGTCTTGTTAACACGGCTTCCAGTCCCACCGGAGATCTAAGGTTTACAACGGTGGGCCATGGGGCCGGTGACACATACACCATTATTCTAGAATGCATCAAAAAGTTCTAGAGGATGGTCGATCTTCAAAGAAAGAACGAAATTGAGCTTGTAGAGATCAGAGGGGAGTTAAAACTCCTCTCTGAGAAAATTGAGGTCATAAAGACGAACGATCTGACTCATCTGAAACAGTCCATCGACTTCATCACGAAGCTTATATGGGGAGTTGGATTTTTAATCTTAGGCCAATTAGTGGTAGGTATGCGATTGGCTCTTTGGGAGTAGGAACATGGCAACTTCTGGATCGGTTGATTTCAATCTGGACATGGCCGAAGTCACAGAGGAAGCCTTTGAGAGATGCGGCCTCGAGTTCAGGACAGGTTATGATTCCGCAACTTCACGTCGCTCCCTGAATTTTCTTTTTGCGGACTGGGCCAACCGTGGTCTGAATCTCTGGACCATTGAGAAGATTACCCAGACAGTCTCCCAGTTATCCACTTCGTCGGCCATAACCACTTATCCAATTGGCACGATTACAATGACGGTTGGTGCTTCTGGCAGTTTCAGTCTGGGAGAAACGATAACGGGTGGAACCAGCAGTGTCACGGCAGACATCATCACAAAACCATCTGCCACGACCATGACGTTGACTATTCCAAGTGGTTCCTTCACCGCTTCGGAAACGATAACCGGGTCCTCAAGTGCCGCTACCACGACGGTTTCTGCCAATCCCAGTCTGGCTGACGTTCAGGCGACGGTTTCTGTTCTCGAGGCGGTGGTGCAACGAGATAGCCAGGACATCTCCATCACGCGTATCAGTCGTCAAGAATATCTCAGTATCCCTACGAAAACGACCCAGGGAAGGCCGACCCAGTTCTATGTGAACCGCCAGATAACGCCGACAATTACCCTGTGGCCGGCTCCCGAGAACTCAACGGACGCGATCATCTATTACAGGGTAAAACGTATTCAGGATGTGGATGCGGCCACAAATACGGCGGATATTCCCTTCCGGTTCCTCCCGTGTCTGGTCGCAGGTCTGGCGTACTATCTTTCCCTGAAGAAGGCCCCTCAAAGGACCCAGCTTTTGAAGATGCTTTACGAAGAAGAGTTTGAGAGAGCGTCCTCAGAAGATATTGATCATGGTATTCCGCTTCGTCTCGTTCCCACCTTCCAGTCACTGAGGGTGTGATATGCCGCGTTATGCCGCCGGGAAATATGCTCTCGGAATTTCAGATCGCTCCGGGAGAGCATATAAACTAACGAATATGATGCGTGAGTGGAACGGCCTTCTGGTTGGGAAGGACGAATTCGAGTCCAAGCAACCCCAGTTGGATCCCCGTCATCATATAACAGATCCCCAAGCTCTCCGTATGAGCCGACCCGCCAGAACGGAACCTGCGGTCGCGGTGCTCCTGGAGATGAATCCCTTCATATCTGGGGACAGCGGTTCGGTCACGATAACGGTTATTGAGCCGGGTCACGGGAAAAGCACCGGAGATACCGTTCGGTTCAGGGATGCGAATGGTTTTGATGGGTTTACCGAAAGTGCCTTGGAAGATTCCGATGGGTTTTCGATCACCAAGGTGGATTCAGACCGATTTACCTTCGCCGCGGGAAGCGGCACTGCGACAACAGGTAATGTGAGAGGAGGAGGGGGATTTGCTTCGGCTGGTCCTGTAACCCTCAGTTCATGATATGGCGTACACCTTTACCACTCTAAAGACGGCAATTCAGGATTACGTGCAAAGCACCGAGACGACTTTCACTAGTCAGTTAAGCCGCTTTATCATAAATGCCGAAGAGAGGATCTTGAAGGAGTGCCAGCTGGATGTGTTTCGTAAATCCTCCCAAGGATCGGCATCTTCTGGCGCCCAATATCTCGCCAAACCTACGGACTTTCTATCTCAGAACTCCCTGAGTGTAATTGTCTCCTCGAGCAAGCAATTCCTTCTCTATAAGCAAGTGACGATGTTGCAGGACTACACCCCGAATCCAGCGACGACCGGGACGCCCAAGTATTACGCCGATTGGGATAACGACACGTTTCTTCTGGCGCCCACCCCAGATGATAATTATACGATGGAATTGCACTATTTCTACCGGCCAACTTCCATAACGGCCAGTGGAGACGGAACCAGCTGGCTTGGCACTAATGCAGAACTGGCGATGCTCTATGGCTCGCTGGTCGAGGCGTACACCTTCTTGAAAGGTGAACCGGACCTCCTGGGACTGTACAACACGCGGTTTCAGGAATCCCTGCAATGGCTCAAGAATCTTGGAGAGGGCTTGCAGACCAGGGATCAATATCGTTATGACCGTGTGCGTAGAGATGTGGCTTGATGCTTGATTCGATTGGCTCTTCCGGCATAGGCGATGTTCAGGTTTTCGCCACTGAAAACAGGGGTCATTCAGCAGAAGAAATGGCAGATATGGCCCTGAATAAGATCATGCTAGTTTCGGAGGACGCCCCTCCCGTCATACGCGATCAAGCGTTCGCCCACAGGGACAGGCTGAAGGAAGTTTTGGTTTTCTATATGCATAAAATGGCCCAAAGTGAACGGACGACCATGTGGTCTCTGATGAAGCAGCAAGGCCATGATGACGTAGCCGAGATCATAAGGAGACTGTAATGGCAGTTGGAACATCCGCAATGTGCGGGACTTTCAAGACGGAGGCGATGGCGGGCATCCATTTTTGGACACCTCATACGCGCACGGGTTCGAGTGCGATTGGTGCGGATACGTTCAAGATTGCCATGTTCACCAACAGTTCGTCCATCAGTGCGGATACCACGGGATACACAACCGGCAACGAGGTTAGTGGCACCGCTTACACGGCGGGTGGGAATACCTTGGCGAGCATTACGCTTGCCTTGGCTGATAATAGTAGCGCGGTGCCTACTGCATTTCTGGATTTTGCTGATAGCACATGGTCCACCTCCACGATTTCCAGTGCGAGGGGGGCTTTGATCTACAACAGTACCCTGAGTACTGCCGGTACGGGATCCACGACCAATCATGCCGCGGACCCAGCGATTGCGGTTATCAACTTTGGCGGTGACAAGTCCTCCAGTGCCGGGGACTTCACGATCCAGTTTCCCGCCAATGATGCGAACAACGCGATAATCCGGATCTCGTAAATGGCTCTGATTACTGGCTGGGATCGAAGTACCTGGAATTCCGGAACCTGGAACAGTCCTGTTCCGGTCGAGGTTACAGGTGTTTCTGCCGCCAGTGCGACTGGTTCGGTAACCGTCAGCCTTCCCGTCAGCATAAGTGTAACGGGAGTTTCCGCCGCCAGCGCGATTGGATCACCTTCCGTATTCTCGGCTGTATTGATTACAGCAACGGGTGTTTCGGCAGCAGGTTCGCTTGGAAGTGCTGCCGCAATCACCAATTCCAATCTTTCCGTAACGGGCGTTTCCGCCGCTAGCGGAATTGGAAGCGTTCAGATAAACTTCGCATTTACGGTAGATGGTGTATCTGCCACCAGCACCGTCAGTCAGGCAACCGTTTGGAGTAAGATAGATACTTCTCAAACGCCCAATTGGACAAAGATAGCGGCATAGGAGATGAGTTATGGCTTCCTCGTACACAACTAGTTACGGCATCGAAAAGATAGGGTCCGGGGAACAGTCTGGAGCGTGGGGAACAACCACCAACCACAATCTGGATCTTCTGGACCGAATTGCGGCGTATACGTCCGTTGCCCTTTCCGGCGCTACGCATACGCTCACGGTACGGGAAGCTTCCCCAGGTTCCGGCACTGAGAATCTGCAAGACGGCATGTACCGTGTGATCAAGTTCACGGGGGCCTTGGGCGCTAACAACACGGTAACTATCGCACCGAATACGACCAAGGCTTTCTTCTTTATCCATAATGCCACCACGGATTCCGGTTCCAGTGGACCCTACTCGGTCATTCTGACTCAGGGGAGCGGCGCCAACATCACCGTTGCTAACGGCAAGAATGCGATCATCTATTGCGACGGCGGCGGCTCCGGAGCCATTGTGGTGGATGCAGTATCCAATCTCGCTCTGGCAACGGTAACGGCTTCCGGTGATGTGACTTCTGCCGGAACTGTAAATGTTACGGGGGATACGGCGGCTAGCGATGGTGCCTCGATGGGTTACACTAGCTCCGAGGGCCTTATTCTCACGGGCCAAGGCAGCACCAATGATGTCACGATCAAGAATGACGCTGACGCCGACGTAATTACCATTGCGACAGGTGCGACGAACGTCGATGTGGTTGGGGATTTGACGGCGGGCACACTTAATGCGGACGGCGACACTTCTGCCAGCGACAATGCCGCTATCGGCTATACAAGTGTCGAAGGCATTATTATTACGGGGCAAGGCTCGACCAACGACATCACACTCAAGAACGACGCCGATGCGGAGGTTTGTGGTGTCCCCACGGGGACGGATGACTTGCGTTTTCCCGACGACGCAAAGGCCGAATGGGGGACAGGTGGAGACCTCCAGATCTATCACGATGCGTCGAACAGCTACATAACCGACAACGGGACTGGCAACCTGAAGATAGGAAGTGGCAATCAGGTTGATATTCTCGGGACGGCTGAGACGCTCGCGACCTTTGTCGATGATGGTGCCGTCAGCCTCTACCACAATAACGGCGTGAAGATCGCGACCACTGCCACGGGTGCTGCGATCACCGGGACTATCCTTGCCACGACCGATACAGACACATCCAATACGGGCAGCGTCACGCTGGATTTCGCGGCCAACCAGAACTTCGTACTGACCTTCACCGGCAACGTGACCCTCGACAATCCGACTACGGAACAGGTAGGTCAGGCTGGCGTGATTGTTTGTATTCAGGACGGCACGGGGTCAAGAACGCTGAGTTTGGGCACGGATTATGAGACTGCCGCCTCTGGGGGCATCACGCTGAGTACAGCAGCGGCAGCCGTGGATGTAATACCGTACTTCGTCAAAGCCGCTGGCTCTATCCAACTTGGTGCAGTTCAACTGGCGTTCGGATAATGACAATGTTCGGTTCGCAGTGGTTTGCTAATCCGGGGGTGACCTACGAGATAGATCAGTCGTGTCGGTTTAACTCAGCAGACAGTGCCTACACTGGTGCTGCGTCACCTACACCAACTAGTGAAAGAATATTCAC